ATGGCTACGTATAATTTTGAGAAAAAATCCGCTGAAGAACAGAGTCGCGTTCCTCATAATGATGGATTTGTCAAGGCCGATGGATGGATCAATGTCCTGACTGGGCTAGGCATGCGAGGACGCGATAAAAACGTCAATGCTCACTTTCGCCTGGAGAAAATATTCGAACAAGCGGAACTGGATCAATTGTATAGATCTGACGGGATCACCCGACGAATCATGGATATTGTGCCATCCGAAATGGTCAGACAAGGGTGGGAAATCGAGGGAGATTCAGGACAAGACATTAATCGCAAAATGGAATCCCTCAAAGCTAACTTCAATTTGATCACTCTGCTTCGATGGGCCAGACTGTATGGAGGCGCTCTTTGCGTGATGGGAATTGCCGATGGGTTACCTCTTGAAGAACCTGTCGACGAGCGAAATATTAGGGATATAAAATGGCTCCATGTATTCGATCGCTATCAATCTTTCAGCAGAGACGGGACTTTTGAAAAGGATCTGAATAGCCCGAATTATGGCTATCCAAATGTCTATACTGTTAACGACACCCGTACAGGAGCACTCTTCTATGTACATCATTCAAGAATTCTTCGCGTAGACTGGTCGATATTACCTCCAAGGCAGCAAAATTTCAATAATGGATGGGGCGATCCGCTTATTCAGTCAATCTACGATGAGCTTCGCAATTATTCCACGGCCTTTGCCAATGCAGGGCTTATCATGCAAGACTTTGTTAATTACACTTTATCCATCCCCAATCTTGCGGAATTAATCGCTTCTCAATGCGCTGACAATCAAGTAATGAAACGACTTGATATTCTCAATTTAACCAAAGGCGCAACCAATACAATGATTTTGGATGCGGAGGAAAAATATGAAAAAGCCTCAACAAATATCTCAGGCATCCCTGAGCTTCTCGATCGTTTTATGCTGGCTCTATCTGCGGTCTCTGGCATTCCAGTATCCCTTCTCTTTGGAAGAAGCGCCGCCGGCATGAATTCCACCGGAGATAACGATGTCAGAAATTTTTATGATATGGTCAAGCAGGAGCAGGAATCCAAGCTTAAGCCAGTCCTTGAAAAGCTCACTCGCTACATCATGCTCTCCAAAAATGGACCATTCGCTGGCGACGAACCAGACAACTGGTCCATCCAATTTGTCCCCTTATGGCAGAACACCGAAGAACAAGAAGCCATCGTCAGAAAAATCGTCGCAGAAACAGACGCCATTTATCTCGACAGAGGAGTTCTGGATCCTGCTGAGGTGGCTGTTTCTCGTTTCGGCGGCAACCGTTGGTCTATGAATACTGAAGTGGATCTTGAAGGACGTAAAAACGGTTTTGATCCAGAAGAAGTGGCTGAATTAGAAGAAGAGAAAAAAGCACAGGAAACACCTCCTCCAGGCATTGGACCTGATTTTATGCCTACAGGAATCAGATATCGCTCACCGGTATAACCATGGTTTCTATTGATCAGCTTGCTAAAATTCAACAGAGGCGCATGGGGAAGCTTCAACCAGCAAAGATGAAAAAACCTCCTAAATGGCATCCGCCATCTTCTCTGGAAAGAGAATATATGAGAGTACTTTTCTCTTTAACAAACGAATTAAAAACCCTGATTAAAGAAATCATTATTCCTGCACTCCCCTCTCTGATTTTAGAAGTGGAACAGCTCTATCCGACCTCTTCGGCAAGGGGGGATGATTTTTCAGATGCATTAAAAAGATTGATAAATTCTGTAATACACGCTATAAAGGGTAAAGTTGAAGAAACCATAGCGGAATCAAAAATAATTGGCGCACAAGTCGCCAGGTATAATAAAAGGCAGTTCGACAGAATCAACAATTCCGTTTTCGGAATTGATATTTTTATCGACCAGCCTTGGCTTCAAGACCAGTTAAAACTGTTCGGAAGCCAAAATGCTCAATTAATCCGCTCTCTTCCAGCACAAGAACTCGAACAGGTCGCACAGATCATCGAGAGTGGCTTGCAGGAAGGAAGCAGATTTCACTCAATGACTCAATCAATCCAAGAAAGATTCGGAATTACTAGACGGCGCGCGAAGTTAATCGCGAGAGATCAGACATCTAAATTGAATGCGAGCTTAACAAAACTTAGGCAGCAAGAATTGGGTGTCGAGGAATACATCTGGCAAACGGCAGGCGATGAAAGAGTTCGCCCCACCCATAAAGCCCATGATGGTAAGAAATTTCGTTGGGACAACCCACCGAAAGATACTGGCCATCCGGGAACTGATATAAATTGTTTTCCAGGGAGTCTAGAGTTCTTTAGCTTTGATGGTGTGAATAAGTTGTTTAGGTATTGGTATAGTGGTGATTTGACCGAGATCGTTGCGGATAATGGCTGTACATTGAAAGCGACACCGAATCACCCAATACTTACCAACCGCGGTTGGATCGGAATTGAGGATGTTGAGTTGGGAGATTATATAATTAGCGCTAGAAATCAAGCTTTCGATAGAGCAAAAGTGGACATAAACAAAAATAAGATTACTTTCGAAAATTGTTTTAAGACGATGCAGAAATTTCTCGGTTTTAGTCAATCGTGTGTGGACAGTGGAAAATTCCATGGCGATTTTTCCAATAAGCAAGTCGATATTATATCGCTCGATTGCAAATTGCCGGATGTGTGGAATTTGAAGTTGTTGCAAGATTTTGCAGAATTCATTTTCTCCTGGTCCGATATTGATTTTGGAAATATTTTCTTGCCTACTCTTGGCCGCCTTGAATCTACTATGAATAGGTTGATTTGCGCCCCTGAGAACTTCATTCGCGGATTTAGTAAGCTCTTTTCTCTGTTCAACAGTGAGCTTTGCCATACGATTAAAATTGGCTTCGGAACCATTCCTAATAGAGATGCCATTCTTTCGCAATCTTTGCTCTATAGACCTTCTGGCGATATTGTATCTTTCGGAGAGTTCCTTAACACTCATCCCTTGGCTATAGAGGAGCAACAATTCTTGAATAGGCAACTCTTTAAAATTATGAGGCTTTCGGCCGAATCTATTGGCTTGAGTGTCAATTCCATTGGCTCGGAGATGTTTACTAAGATTGTCAGCGTTTACGGAAAGCCTCAAAGCGATTTGACGCAAACTAAAACCTTGGGAATAGAGGGCTTTCGCATTATCGATAAGGCTAAAAGTAAATTTTCTGGGCATGTATATAACCTTGAAACGGAACAGGGATACTACAGCATAAGGGATAAAAATTCCAGCCTAGTTGTACATAATTGCAGATGTGTTGCTATTCCTGTATTAGAAAGATTGTTAGACATCTAAAAGACCCAATTAAATTAACTTCCCCTACTACCCTTACCACTCTTAGAAATCAAATTATCCAACCAATAAGATTTCCAGTAATCCACACATCCAGCTACCCAACCATCCAGCTAACCAGTTAACCAACTTATTCGAGTTGAAAAAGTTGTGATTTTAACATTTTGATTTTTGGGTAGAGAAATGAAATTAAATGATGTTGCTCGTTTTGATAGAGGACAAGTCAAAGGCGATGCTTTCATTACAGATGAAGGGTACATCAAAGCCAATGCCATAGTCACCCGCACGGGTGTTTTTCTCTATAAAAACCCAGATGGAACTATTCGCAAAGAACTGCGTCATCCTGACGAAGTTTTTAAAATAGACAGTCTGGACACCATGAAAATGATTCCTGTGACAAATGGGCATCCTCAAGAACGCCTTATCTCGGCTGAAAATGCCAAGCGTCTTGCCATTGGCTATACAGGGGAAACAATTACCCAAGACGGTGAGTTCGTCATTTCAAATTTAGTAATTACAGATCTGGCGAGCGTTAAAGACGTTACTGACAGAAACCGTAGAGAGCTGTCTCTCGGGTACACCGTCGATCTCATCCCGGAAGAAGGAAGCTACAACGGCCAGCCTTATAACTTCCGTCAATCCAATATCAAATACAACCACTTAAGCATTGTTGACAATGCCAGAGCAGGCAGTGAGGCAAGAATCGCATTAGATAGTTTCGATGCAGAAGAAATCTTAATAGAGGAGGCCAATATGGCTAAAAGGAAAGTCAAAATTGACGATGACGAGATTTTGATGGAGGACAATGTAGCTAATCAAGTTGAGCAGCTGCTTGCCCGCATTGCAAATCTCGAGGCAGAAAATAGCAGGATAGCTGAAGAAAAAGACAAGCTATCTGCTGAACTTAATTCAATAAAAAATGGGGATGTCGACCTCGAAGAAGAGGAAGACGAAGGAGAAGAAAAGGAAGAAAAAGAAGTGGGCTACATGTCTAAGGAAAATCCTTATGCAACCCATGAAACTCCTGTCAAAGCTCCCAATGGAGAACGCGTTCCCTTGAAGCCACAAGACAAGGAAAAAAGAGAGAACGACAAATACAACAATATGGACGCTGCATCTATCAGATCTCTCGTTAAAGAGCGGGTCAAATTGCAAAAAGTTGCAGAGAGTGTCTTGGACTCTAAAACCTTGGCTAGAATTGATGAAATGTCCGACCTGGAAATCAAAAAGGAAGTCATCAGAGCACGCCAAAAGAATGCAAATCTAGATGGAAAAACTGCAGTTTATATTCAAGCGAGATTCGATGCTCTGCTCGAAGATATGACCCCTGCCCCATCTCAAGTCATTGCAACCCCAGTTGAATACAGAACTAAATTCGATCATCAACCTGCCGATTCCGCCATGGCTCGCCAGGCAATGATCGACAAGATGAAAAATGGTTACAAGCCCGGAGGTAAAATACCATGCCACAACTAAGCTATCCCTTTTTAATGGATGTCGGGAGCGTAGGTCTTTTAGCCGATTCAGGCTTTAAAAACGTCCTTTCTCCTATAGCATTTGAGAATTTTAACGTGGGTCTCGGACTTGCGAAAGTAATTGGTCAAGATTACATCGTACGCCTTCCGCAATCAAACCTATCGACAATTATCCTAAGCGCAGACTTGGTCACATCCAATGTGATTAACGTAAGTGTAAATGGGGTAGCGCTAGCACCCATTACATTTGCAACTTCCCACCTGGCAACAATGAACACTATTGCTGCTGCTATTTTAGCTCAACCAAATATTGCTTCAGCAATAGTTGGAGGGTCAAACAATCGAACAATCACTGTTACGGCAACGGAAGGTAAGATTGCTATTGTTAACTCATTTGTAGTGACTCTTGGCGCATCGCAAGCCACAGCAACTATAACAAACACCACTCAAGATACATTCTATGGAGTGGGCGCAAGAACTCAAAATAAACCGAACCCATTGAATGCGCTCGGATCATTTGGGAATCCGATTTATTTCCAAGGAGATTGCGTGTCTCTCCTCACTCGAGGCCGTGTCTATGTTGCAGCTGAACAAAACCTAACCAGCGACAGCCCAGTTTACTGGAGATTTGCCGCTAACGGGCTTCTGCTTCCTGGTGGATTCCGTGCGGACTCAGATGGGGGCCGTGCAATCGCCCTTCCAACTGCAAGGTACACCGTTGGAGCTACAGCTGGTGCTCTTGCAACATTAGAAATCAACTTGCCGAACTAAGGAGAAGGTAAAATGGATAGAATTGTAAGCGTTAATCTCGACTCGGCAGAGACTGCGTTCTTTGCTCGTGAGCTCGAGTCTATAAAATCAAAGTCGTACGACATTGAGTTCCCTCCGCTCAAAGCGATCAAGCTAATTCCTGTTAGCACAGAAGCTGGTGCGGGTGCGGAATCGATCACTTACCAATCGTTTGAAGAAACCGGTCTTGCACGAATCATTTCGAGCTATGCCGATGACTTCCCTCGTTGCGATATTCGCGGTAAGGAATTCATCACTCCAGTGAAATCCATTGGAGCTAGCTATGGTTATTCGATGCAGGAAATTAGAGCCGCGATGTTTGTAGGCAGAAGTCTTACACAACGTCAGGCAAACGCCACTCGAAGAGCCAATGACCAAAAGGTAAATAAGCTTGCCTGGTTTGGAGATAATGGTTCCAACATCCTTGGTTTGACTAATAACCCAAATATCCCAGCAGCTTCTGTTCCTGCAGATGGTACAGGTGCTTCTACACTTTGGGTCAATAAAACACCTGATCAAATCTTGCGCGATATGAATCAATTGTCCAACGGTATTGTAGGCCTCACAAACGGGGTTGAAATGCCTAACACATTGATTCTTCCTATCGATCAATACACGTTGATCTCTTCAACTCCTCGTTCCGCTAACAGCGATACGACGATTTTGGAGTATTTTATTCAAAATAATCCGTTCATCACAACTGTGGACTGGGTTCCTGAATTGAAGGGTGCAGGTCCTGGCGGTGTTGACATCATGATCGCTTATGAGAAGAACCCTGATAAGCTCACGATGGAGATTCCAATGCCATTTACTCAATATCCACCTCAAGAACGTGGTCTTGAGTTCATTGTCAACTGCGAATCTCGTTATGGCGGGATCATCATCTATTATCCGCTTTCACTGTCCATCGGGGAGGGAATCTAATGGCTTTAGTCAAGTACAACGGTAAGAACGTCTACTATTGTAACTTCACCAGCCGCCTGATGCCAGGGATCAATGAGATTCCGGAGGGCGAACTCAAAGCCCTCCTCCTTCACCCTTTATTTCAACATAGGGTCGAAGAAGGGATCATCGTGATTATTCCCGAATCTTCAGACAAGGAAGCGGATGGCAAGAAGTCGGTTAAGGAGATGATGAAACTCATCCCTCAAATTTATGACCACGCCTATCTGACTCGAATTATCGATGAAGATGGCCGTGACAAAGTCGTAGATGCAGCTAAAAAACAGCTTCATAAAATTTCTCATCAAGCGGAGGAAGAGGAAAATGAGCATTTCGGATCCAATACCAAGTCAAACGATAATTGATACGTTATTCGTTATTGCACCGCAGTTCTATACGACTGATCCAACGAAGTTGGCTAACTACAATACCATGATTGGTTTGTTGAGATGCCAAGTCAATGAACAAGTCTTAACTTGCTGCGGCGTGCTAGCCTACGTCTATCTTTTGGCTCATTGGCTTCAATTGCAAACAAGCCCTCAGACCGGAGTGGCTACTAGCCTCAGTGAAGGAGAGCTATCCATCGGGCTTGCGATCTCGCCCGACTCCTCCATCCTGGACGCTACTCAGTATGGAAGGCTGTACAAGGATTTGATCAAACGAACCGTCATCGGTTCAACTGTAACGAATTTACCCCCTAATTTTGCGGTGATCAATGCGTGCTGTTGTCAAGGATAAGGATCTAGGATTTGATGAAATCCAGCGGCAAATTGCTTTGCTCGATGGCTCCTACGTCAAGGTCGGTTTTCAAGAAGGAACCACCACAAAGACACAGGTAAAAGGACAGCGGAAGCAAACTGCTGGACTTTCAATTCCTCAAATAGCAGCAGGAAATGAATTCGGGACCAGTACCATTCCAGCCAGACCCTTTATGTCTACAAGCTTTGATGAGAACAGGGCATTAATAAACAAGGCGATACAGGGCGAATACACTAAAATTTTGGACGGTAAAAGAACAGCAGAAAAATCGTTAGGATTGATAGGACAGCTAATGACAAAACTAATTGTTCAAAAAATCCGTGCAATTGTTTCTCCTCCCAATTCTCCAAGGACTATCGCTATTAAAAAGAGCTCCAAACCTTTAATTGACTTCGGTCAGATGGTGCAGTCAGTGCGCTATAAGGTGGTACTCAAATGACATCGCCATTTGAAATCTTTCGCTCTCCAGTAATACTTCGTCGCTTTCAAAGCGGAGGTTATACGAATGGGCGCTGGATTGATGGCACTTACACAGATACTCCAATAACTTCCAGCATCCAGCCCATGAAGGGTGAAGAAATGCAGGAGCTGCCAGAGGCAAGAAGAGATTCAGAAGGCTATAAGCTTTTTACTTCAACCCTCATCAATACGGTCACAAGTGTAAATCCAGACCTTGTTCTTTTCTTCGGAAAAACTTTTGAAGTGGTTCAGGTTTTTCCATGGCAAAACGCACCTGCAATGGGGTTGGTAAACCATTATAAATACTTAGTTTTAAGGCTCGAAGGACAATAAAAAGGAATTGAAAAACCATGAAAGCAAAAATTATTTCAGACACTTCTTTTATGACGTTAGAAGACAGGCTCAATGACTTCCTCAATGAAATGACAGCCAATGCATGGAAGTTATTCGATGTCAAATATGACACCTATTATCAGCAAGGCTTCGAGCTTCATTCTGTGCTCGTGTTGTATGGGGTAGAAGATGCCGCTTAATTTTGAGACGATAAAAACAAATCTATATAGCTGGGCAACGGCAAATAGCGGGGGCGCTTCTGTCATTTTCTTGAATGAAAATGCTCCGCGCCCAGCCCAGCCATACATGACTTTATTCCTCTCAAGCTTGAACCAGATCGGCGAAGACTATACTCCAGAATCTGATGTCAATGGATTAGTTGACATGGTAGGTGATAGAGAATTCACTTTGCAGATTCAAACTTATGGCGGCGATTGCATTACTCGCCTAGAGAATTTAAGAAGCAGCCTGCAAATGCAAACTGTATTGGACACCTTAAGAGCTAACGGCATCGTCTTCGTGAATCATTTTGCTATTAGCGATGTCACGGAGCTTCTCGATTCAAGATTCGAAAAACGAGCAGCTATGGATGTCCTCTTTAGAATAGGCCAAAACTACACTGATAATTTAGGTCTCATCCAAACAGTTCAGGTTGAAGAAATTTATCAAGATGCTGGCGGAAGTGTGGTCTATGACCACACCATCACAATACCCTAGGAGGAGTTATGCCATTAAGCGATATCGTAAATGTCCAGATTACGAGAGATACCCAAACAGTCTCAGAGGCTGGATTTGGCACTCTAATGATCTTAGGGACTCACAAGCGGTTTGATGACCGTATCAGATTTTATACGAGTCTTTCCGGAGTAGCCGCAGATTTTGAATCGACAGATTTGGAATATATTTCTGCTCAAGAGGCTTTCAGCCAAGCTTTAAGCCCACAGCAAATAGCTATTGGACGAAGAACAGTAGATAACGCAAGCATCTTCGTCGAAACTGCGATGGCTCCATTTAATTATACCGTCACAATTGATGGGACAAGCGTTACGATTCCTTCAGCCCCTACGGCTCAAGAATCTCATGTGGTTATGAGCGGAAACTTTGTTACGAGTAATTCGATTGCTATTACTTTAAACGGCACTCCCCTAACTCCGATTGTTTTCTCTGTGGATCAAGCCACTACAATGGGCTTAGTGGTAGCAGCTTTAGAAGCAAATGCTGCTGTAGAATCAGCGACTCTTAGCGGAAGCAATTTAATTTTGGATGTGAGAGGCAAGCCTAATACCAATGCCATTATCAATAGTTTTGTTGTCACTTTGGGCGCAAGTCAACCGACTGCTGTTATCACAAATCCTTTACAGCCGGTATCTAATTTAACAATTGCCAATTCATTGGTTACTGCTATTAACGCAGAAATCACAGGAGTGACAGCAAGCGAGCCTGTCGTACCAGATGGCACTATTAACTTAGTGGCCGATGTTCCCGGTGTTCCCTATATCTTATCGGTTAGTACGGACATTGTAAACCCAGATCAAGCGGTGGTAACGGTGACTCAAGTTGAACCCAATACAGATTATGTAGTGACGATCAACGGCGTTCCTTTTACTTATACAAGCGCTAATGAAGTTCAATCCAATGAAGAAATTGCAGCTGGTTTAGTTACCATCATTGCTGCACAAACTCAAGTTCCAGTTGGGGTTTCGGATAATTTGGATGGAAGTTTTGAATTATTTGCTCAAGTTCAAGGCACTGGGTTTATTCTTTCAGTTTCCGAAGGAATTCTAAGTAAAGAATTTGGATTGGTTATTCAGCCTTTTGTAGCTTCTGATCCTGTAGTTGACGATTTGACTGCTATCCAAGCTGTAGACGACACATGGTATGCTTTGGCTATGACCGATAGAACTTCTGCCACCGTTCTTGCTGTAGCAGCATGGACAGAAGCCGTGATTAAGATTTTCGGAACAGCTTCGGCAGATCCTAATATCATCAATCAAGCTATGGGAGTGGATACAACTTCGGTAGCTGCTAAATGCAATCAATTTGGCTATGTAAGAACGTTTGTTCTCTACCATCAAGATGCAAACAGTGATTTCCCCGAATGCGCTTGGTTTGGCGGTGTCCTTCCTTTAGAGCCTGGTTCAGAAACTTGGAAGTTCAAAAGATTGAATTCAATTGCTTATTCCAATTTAACCAGCACTCAATCTCAGAATGCTAGAAATAAAAAAGCCAATACTTATGAGTTTATCGGAGGAGTTGGAATCACGCGAGAAGGAACCATGGCTCAAGGGGAATTCATCGATATCGTGCGAGGGATTGATTGGATGACTTCAAGGATACAGGAATATGTCTACTCGGTTTTGGTTAACAATCCTAAAGTACCCTACACAGACGCAGGGATCACAGCGATAGAAGCTCAAGTGAAAAGAGCTTTACAGCTAGGAATCAGCAATAATTTTATTGCGAGTGATCCAGCTCCGATTGTGACAGTTCCAAAAGCTGCAGACGTTCCTTCAGTCGATAAGACTAATAGAATCTTGAAAAATGTGAAGTTCCAAGCGACATTAGCGGGAGCCATTCATGCAGTGAATATCACTGGAACAGTCACAATTTAAATACTTAGGAGATAATTATGTCAGTAAGAACTTATGACCCTAAGCAGGTTATTATTACAGTAGGTGGAATTCCTATGAGCGGCTTCGCTGATGGAACTTTCTTAACCATTGATAGAGATGACGATCAATGGGCGAAAGTTACTGGCGCGGACGGTACAAGCACGCGTATCAAAAGTAATAATCGCTCAGGAAGTTTGACAATAACCTTAAAGCAATCAAGCCCTAGCAATGATGTGCTTTCAGGATTTGCTAATATTGATGAGTTAACCAATGCAGGGGTAGTGCCTATCTTAATCAAAGACTTGAGCGGAAATTCGCTTTACTTCAGTGCTACTGGTTGGGTGAAGAAATATCCATCTTCTGAATTCGGTAAAGATTTAGCTAATCGCGATTGGGTTCTTGATCTAGTTGATCTGGATGTTTTCGTTGGTAGCAATGGAGTAAACGTCTAATGATTGAAACACGAGAAAAACAAATCAATGGTTCGGTTTATACCTGTACCCAGTTACCCGCTAGAAGAGCTTTAAGAATGAAAGCAAAGCTTTTGCGAATCTTTGGACCTGCTTTGGCTCAATTATTCCTTCCTGGAGGTAAAGATCAAAGCATGGCCGGGCTTCCATTTTCAAAAGGAGAAGCTGTCAAAGCTATTGAGTCTTTAATGTCCCAATTGGATGACAAAACATTTGAAAGTTTAGTCCTTGAGCTATGCCAAGGAGTCAGAAAAGAGGGAATGGAATTAACCGATTCTGTAATAGATGTTGAATTTGCAGGCGATCTACCGACTTTGATGCAGGTCTTAGCCTTCGTTGTAGATTGCAATTTCGGTTCTTTTTTTGGGGAGAGCGGTATTGGAAGCCTATTCAAGGAAGCAACACCGATGCCGCAGAATCGTCAGCCAGATACGAGAAAAACCTCCATACGGAATTAAAAGATGAATTCCTTCTCTGGCGGTTAGTGTTAGAAGGAATAGCCTCTTTAGAGGAAATCGAGCGCACATGGAATCTAGATGATCTGTTAAGGGCAAATGCCTTGCTGGATATGCGACTCGACCTGATGGAAGAATCTAAAAGGAAAGGTCGAAGAAATGACAGTCGTTAGAGAATTAGTCACTAGATTAGGCTTTCAAGTCGATCAAAAAGGCGTTGAGCAATTTAATCGCACAATCATAGGCTTTAAAACAAAATTTGCTATTGCAGCAACAGCTGCAACTGCATTTGTTGCAAAAACCCTAGACTTTTTCAATGACATTGCAAACGCTACATTAGATGCCAGTGATCTTGCGAAGAGCATTGGCATTTCATTCGAAGAATTTATTAAGCTAAGAAAAGCTGCCGAAGAGTTTAGGATTGATCCAAGTAATTTTGATGCTGCCCTTTCAAGTTTGAATAAAATGCTTCAAGATGCTCAATGGGGAATGGGGCAGCTTCAAGAAATCGCTTATTACACAGGGATAGAAATTAGAGATAATTTCACAGGTGAATTGAAAAATGCCAATCAATTATTTATCGACATCCTCAAGCATATTAATACTCTCAGTAATGATCGAGATAAATTAAAGGTTGCTGTCGCCTTCTTCGGTGAAAAAGATGCCCAAAAATATATAGATTTCGCCAAGGCGGCCGGCGATAGCATTGAATTGCTGACAGAAAAACATACCGAATATGCTAAGGCCTTGAAAGATGGAATCCCGAGCCTAAGCCAATATTCTCGAAATCTAGCGGTTTTTAAAAATCAGTTGACACAACTGACAGAGGTTTTCGTAGTTAAGCTCTTGCCTGCAATCACTGAGGCGCTTGGAATATTCACCCAGATTTTAAATGGGGATGCTTTTAAAGGTTTTGGCATTATTGCTGATCAATTTTCTACTGAAGGAATTAAAGGTGGGTTTTCGTTTATTGCGGATGCGATCAATGAACAAGTCGCCAAATTATTCGGTGGCGAAACTCTTAACATGGTTAAAAGGAAAGCAGCTGAAGAAGATGCCTTCTTTTTCAATGCCTTAATAGAGCAGCAAAGACAAGGAAAACTCCCTGCCAATTTCAATATCAATACCAAAATAGATATGCAAATTCCACCTGGTACAACTGAACAACAACAAACTGCGATTAAGCAATCTTTTGATGAAGCCTTTGACAATGCCTTCATAGATAAGATTAGAGAAATCTATAATAACAATCCGCAGGTGGAATAATGGTATTATCTCTACTCTTTGGAAAGAAATATCCAAGCCCCAAAGTTGGATCGATTGATCTAGATGTCACCATTCGTGAAGAGCATCGATTTGCTTCGCGTGTGACGAATTACCCGATTGAAGATGGTACAATCCTATCGGATCACATTATCAACGAACCGGACATATTGGTATTGGTCGGGCTTGTTACAGATACCCCCTTAAGTATTTTTGCCCCTTTCAATCGTTCAATTGATGCGTTTAACCGCCTGATTTCCCTTCATCAATCAAGGCAACCAGTGACCGTGGTTACAGGATTGAAAGTTTATCAAAACATGGCCATTACCGTTTTAGATGTCCCAAGAGACATGAAAACAGGCCAATCCTTAACATTTACTATCGAGTTACAAAGACTTGTCATAGATACAAGCGTTAGGTTGCAGCTCGATCAAGGAAACGTATTTGGAGGAGTACAGAATAAAATACCCAGAGACATTGTGGCTTCAAATGCTAATTATCCACTCATTCAAAATGATCCTGTTAACAGCTTAAAAGATCAGGCATCGAGTGGAATTAATGTTGGAGTTCAGTCCTTAATCCCTGTTCAACCGACTATTATTCCCAATGTTTTGGCTAGCAAGAAACTAATTCTAGGGGTGGCATAATGCAGATCATACCTTTTAAAGAACCAGCCCAATGGCAAGAACAAATCGAATTGGACAGCCAAACCTTTGTTTTATCCTTCAGATGGAATGCCATGAATGAATATTGGGTTATGGACATTTTGACTCGTGATTTAGTGCCTATCATTCTAGGGATAAAAGTAGTGTCTAACTACGATTTGACCGCTCAATTTGTCAATGATGGAAAGCCACGAGGGGAAATTGTTTGTCAAAATATCATTGGAGGAGAAGGAAAAATTCAACGGTTAGACATGGGCGAAGTGACTGAACTCGTCTATTACACTCTTGGGGAGTTCGTTTAAATGGCAAGATTTGATCGAATGGCATCTGTAGAAGTCGGGCTTAGAAATGATACTTTCAATGGTTATATTGGAACGATCAAACTCTCAACTTTACGTATTTCTTTCTCGATACAAAAGAATTTAGCCTGGTCAACCAATACCGCTTCTGTCAAAATTTGGAATCTCAGCCAAGAAAATAGAAACAGGATTAAGGATTATGGAGACCAAGTTATATTGTCCGCAGGATATAGGCAAGATGCAGGTGAGCAACTCCTTTTCATTGGTAACACCACTCAAGTCAGCCATGCCTACGATCAGCCAGAAATCGTCACTACCCTTGATTGTGGAGATGGAGAAAGAGTTCTTAATCAGAAGTCTATTACCGTTAGCTTCAAGGAAAAGGTCCCAGTGCGTCAGGTTGTCCAGACAATCGCCGATCAACTTGGGCTATCTATTTCTGAGTTTACTGCTACTGACAATGTTGTTTATGAGCAAGGATTTGAATATGCTGGAATGGGTAAAAATGCCCTAGACAAAGCAGTTTTAAGACTTGGTTTAAGATGGAGCGTTCAAAACGGAAAGCTTCAAATCATTCCTCAATATGGTACCACCTCAAAGCCTGCAATAGAAATCAATGCCGATACTGGCATGATTGGCATTCCTCAACGTTATACAGATAAAAGAGCAGCTGTTTATTTGGATGGCCCTCGCACTGGTTACATTGTTCAAACTACCCTTCGCCCAGATATTCTCCCAGGCGATAGACTCAATATTAAATCAGAACGCATCGGACTTAATGGCCCTTACGCTGTTTTTTCTATTAAACACGAAGGCGATCTATTTGGTCCAAATTGGCGATCAATAATGGAAGTGATTTTAGTATGAAAGCAGAACGTTTAGAAGATTTAGGAAGAATAAGAGAAAAGCTCAACCAGTTACTAAATATTGAATTTTGTGGTTGGGGAGATCGATATAAAAGAGATCAATTTGTGAATCATTATTTAAATAATGATGATGGCTTAGAAGAATTAGGTTGGGCTTTATCTAAAGTCCGCGATGGACTCCTTGATTGTTTAACAATAGCACAGGGTGATGAAGAATGACGACGATCACTGATGCTTTACGACAAGCGATTCAATTTCAGCTTTACGACGTACATACCGCTTTGCCAGGCATCATTGTTTCTTATGACTATACGAAGCAAAAGGCTGAAATCCAACCGGCTTTGAAAAAAAGTTACTTAGATGGGACGACTTTGGATTTGCCTATTTTAAGTAATGTCCCGGTAATCTTTCCAAAAGCAGGCGGTGCCAGTTTGACTTTCCCAGTTGTTCAAGGTGACACTTGCCTGCTTTTGTTTATTGAAAGGAGTACAGATCTTTGGAAATCGGTAGGAGGCAATGTAGCACCCAACGATCCAAGGAAATTCGACCTATCCGATGCTGTTGCAATCATGGGGCTTTTTCCTTTTACAGAAAATTCTTTAGCCGAGAACAACTCGGACGTGCTTTTAACTTATAAAAGCTCTAATATAAGAATCAAAGAAAGTGGTGACATTCAAATTGAAACTGCTGGTAAAGTAGCGATCGGGAACACCTCTACAGAGGTTCTCGATATTGTCAGTAAAATACTAGGAATTTTGACAACCTCGGTGACAACCGCAGTTGGAAACCCAATATTCCAAGGCACAGTGCCGACATACACCACATTAAAAGCATCTATAGACGCACTTAAGGGCACAATCCCTTAAAAATTACTCAAGTATCCAATAGCCTCAATTAACTCAAATACCCATCTGTAAACGTATTAGGAAACGTTTTTGAGTTAACGAGGCTTCATGAAAGATATAGCGCTAGACACAACAACTGGCGATTTACTCTTACAAGATTTTGACTTGCAATTCGTTGAGGATCAAGACCAGATCGCTCAAAATCTAGCCATTCGCTTGCGCTTTATTTTGGGAGAATGGTTCTTAGATGTCACTGCAGGCGTTTCCTATTATCAAGATTTTTTCATCAAATCCCCCAATCAAATTCGAATGGAAAGTGTTCTCAAACAAGAGATTCTTTCTACTCGAGGCGTAAACCAAATTCTCAGCTTCTCAAGTAATTTTGACGATACACGGCGTATTTATTCCGTGACTTTCTCTGTGGACACTGTCCAAGGGCAGATCACGATAACGCAGGAATTACTAACATGACATTTGGTTTAACCGCTCAGGGATTTAAAGCTAAACGATTAGTCGATATTCAAACTGATTTAGAAAATCAGCTGCTCGCAGAATTTGGCGATATCAACTTAGATCCGCAATCTATATTTGGCCAGCAAATCGGAGTATTTTCAAAAGTATTAGCCGATCTTTGGGAAAATATGGAGGATGTTTACTTCAGCCAATATCCTAACTCAGCTGAAGGAATCAGCTTAGATAACGTTGTTCAATTTAATGGCATTACACGCTTAGCAGCTCAACAAACAAGAGTAACTGGTGTATGTGTTGGATTAGAAGGAACGCTGATAAATCAAGGCGCACTTGCTAGAATTCCCGATACTGGAGCCGTTTTCTTTGCTAGAGAAAACACAATTATCACTCGAACTCAAGCAGCGGCAGCGACTCTTCAAGTGATTGAACTGGCAGCCCAACCTTATACCGCTTTAATCAATAATCAAGCCTTTAGTTATTCATTACCAGTTATCACTTTCACAGGAAGCTTCGTTGCTTCTAACTCTATCGTGGTTACTTTGAATGGCGTGGCCTTAGGCGCAGTTCCTTTTACTACAAATAGCGCGCTCACAAACGCAGCCATTGCCGCAATGATTGCCACTTCCCCAGCAGTTTTCGCTGTAGGAACTCCAGCTGGTAATATAATAACTATTATTCCAAATGCTGGGTTCAATGTCATAATTAATTCAATTGTGATCACAGGCGGAGTGAGTCAGCCAACTTATGCCATAACCTATCAGATTCCTGGGTCAAACAATTTATTAACGGCAGCTTTGACTTCTGTCATTAATGCAGGTACTCAACCTGTGACGGCCATAGATAATATGGACGGAACCATTACCGTAAATGCCGATGATACGGATGTCCCCTTTTCCATCGCTGTTGGAACAAATTTAAATATCACAGCACAAGCTACCCCTGTTGTTTTCTTGTCTCAGGATTTCGGTCCAATTGTCGCTCCTATTAATACTTTGACCGAAATCCTAACTCCTATTTCTGGTTGGATATCAATAAATAATCCAAAAGCTGGCTTAACAGGCCGTCTTATCGAAACAGACGCAGAATTAAGAATCCGTCGAAATAATTCCTTACGATTATTAGGTGCTGGAACCGTCGAATCCATTAGAGCTAGATTGCTTCAACAAGTTCCTGGAGTCACTTCTGCTTTCGTTTTCGAGAATAGAGATTTGACTCAAGAACCTATTTTGATCGTATTAAACCAAGATCTAGTCGCAGGTAACACGATCGTAGTTGTCCTCAATGGAACGACCTTACCAACCGTCACCTTTGCAGTTTCTCATTTAGCCACAATGAACGTGATTGCAGCCTTGATTCAAAATCAACCTGAAGTTGTAACGGCAACCGTTGGTGGAACTGCCAATAGAACGATCACGATGAATATGGCTAGCGCTATCGAAGTGATTATGATTCCTAATGACTTTACCGTTAGTGGAGGAGCTTCACAAGCAACGGCGGTTATTAAAGGTGGAAGATTTCCAAAAAGTTTTGAAGCTGTCGTACAAGGAGGCACTGATGCTGACGTCGCAAATAAAATCTGGACCACGAAACCAGCAGGTATCCAAACGTTCGGAAATACTGCGTTTACCATTACCGACTCACAAGGTGAATTCCAAGTCATCAATTTCAGCCGCCCCACCCCCATCTACATTTGGGTTACGGTTGCCTTAACTCTATATACGGAAGAAGTGTTTCCGCCTAATGGCCAGGATTTAGTGGAGGCTGCCATTAATACATATGGATCTAACTTAGGTATAGGCGTAGACGTTCTATTGCAGCGTGTTCTTGCTCAGATTTTCAATGTTCCAGGCATTGCCAGCGGAGTGATGCAAATTGCATCCACAAATTTACCAGGTGATAGTCCCCTATTCGGCACAGCAGATATCAGCATCGCAGAAAACGAAGTTGCCATCTTTGATCTAACAAGAATAACGGTGACAGTATGATAGAAATCATTTTGCTGGCATCAACAAAATGGTCTACACGACCGTTTGAGAGGTTGACATGGTTAGAATAACCAATCACGTTCAAAGAGCTATTGCCCTTTTAGCAGGTCAATTTCAGCAAAGCCTTGTCGATGGAGAATACAGCCGTTTTCAAAGGCTTATTCGTGCCTTTGTTACCTCAATGCAAGAAATAGATAACGTCGATCAGGATTTAAAATTCGAGCGTTCTTTGGAAACGTCGATTGGAGATCAGCTTGATGGAATTGGTCAAATTCTTGGACTCGCTCGTTTACCTGATGAATCCGATGAAGATTACAGAGAACGATTGAAATTTCAAATATTTATAAACAAGGCAAACGGAACTCCTGAAGAAGTGATTACCGTTCTCCAATTCCTCACTAAAGCGAATCAGATCCGTTATCATGAATATTATCCAGCTGCTTTTCAAATGTCTACCGATGGATTGGTTTTTCCAGTTCCTCCTGAACAACTCGTTACTGCTATTCAATCTGTCAGTCCAGCAGGCGTTCAATACACTCCAATTACTGCAACTTATGGCGTTCCGCTTCCTTTTGTATTTAGCGGCGACCCCATCGTGGATCTACTACTTGTCGCACCTAACGAAGCTGATCCATTTGATTTAGTAAATTTAGAAATAGACACAGGCGATCTTCTGGCTGTTCAAGCTGGTAGAGTGACTAATCCAGATTTCGGAGGAGGATTTGCCGAATTTGGAACTCCAATTGACACCACTGGAGCAGGTCAATTAGCCGAAGTCATCATGTATAACGGCTCGCAGCCACCAACACCTTAAGGAGTTAATAATGGTACTCAAACCTTCAATCTTACCTGAATGGGCTGAGAACGATGTCGTAGATCCAATATCTGGACAAAATAACGTGCTTGAACCGCCTACTGAAAAGAAATTGGAGGGTTGGGCTCGCTTAGAATTTCCTCCTCGCAATTGGTTTAACTGGTTATCCAGATATACTTATCGATGGCTTTCTTTCTTAAAACAACAGGAAGAACAAGCTGTTTTGACCGATGGAAATGGAGTAGGTCTTTTCCCTTATGACAACGTTTTAATCACTCTAACTGCCGTCGATATTGCAAATCCCACTCGTTACATCTTTGCTATTGGAGCAAAAAAAATAGGATTAGCCCCGACTTTGACTGTTGTTTCAAATAATACATTGACTCTTGGGGCTGGGACTTTAGCAGGAAACCAAATCGTAAGCGGTGGAACAGCTACGGATATTCTCGTTTGGGGCCAAACAAAAACCTACCCAACAGCATAAAGGAGACTTATGTCAGTACAAATTCCAGGTTTACCAGTCGCTTCGATTGCCAATGATGGCGATACAACCATCATTAGACAAGGATTAACCGATAAACAGGTGACAGTTGATAAAGTTCGATCTATTGACATTTCTCTTTTTCCTACTTTGCCTACTGGGCAAGCAGTAGCAAGCGATCTATTTATGGTCAGACGCGCTTCCAATAATTATCAAATCCGATTTGACCAAGTGGGTTTACCAGCAGGAACATTGTGTTGGTTTTATCAAAACGTGGCACCAGACGGATGGTTACCTATCAACTTTTTAGGCGATTGCGTTTTAGCTTTGCGAGGCGGTCTTTATGGCCCTGCGGGTAATACTGTAGCAGGAACTTGGCAACAGTCAGACGCTACTTTGAATATCAATCAAATCCCTAACCATACTCACAATATCATCTGCGGAAAAGACACGGACAACTCAAAAATTACTCATGTGAAAGGAACCCGAAACGATAACCCTTCACCTCGTCCAAGAGCTCCTACGGAAGGAATCGCCGGAGCTGGAACAGACGTAAATACCAATCAATGTTTACCACATAATCATGGTGCTTCTTGGAGGCCGTTAGCAGTAGTAGGAATTTTATGTCAAAAACAAGCTTAACTAAATAGGTAACTCAATGGAATGCACTTCATGCGGTGAAAATTGTCCTTTCGTAAAGGCAAAATTATGTTCTTCGGAAAAAGATTGTCCCAATTATCTGGAGTCCTGGTGGCAAGAAAATGGGCAGGGTCAACCAAAAGTCATTAAAGACTGCGCCCCTAAAAGATTGCTCCTCCAGCAACAAACCGAAGTCAATCGCATATTTGCACTTCAGCAGTCTATAGAAGAAATGAGAAATAAGTTTCTTATCCTCGAAAGCTCTCTGATACAACTCATTGCTCAAAGTCAAGAGTACATTTCCCAAGAAATCAAACTGTTGGATGCTCCAAAGAAGACTTCCAAACACAAAGCTGAATTGAAGCAATTAAGCCATAAAAGAAAAAAAAGTGAGGAAGACCGTGGGCTTCATATTTCACAACAAAATGCTACTGCAGGGTAGGTCATTTTTAACATGCTCAAAAAAACTTTAAACGAAAACACAAGGACTCAAAGATCATCGGAAATCAATTTTTAATATCACTAGAACGGGTTTTATCCGCTTGATATAGCTCGCTAGAAGTTTTCGTTTAAAAAACAACAGGAGGCAAAAAATGGCTCGTAATTCATCAGTTAACCTAGACATCTCTAACCTATCGGTTGGATTTAGTATTGGTGGTGGTACCACTAAAAGAACAGTCACACATAATGGTAGTGGAGATTTTACTCTCACCAACCAATTTTCTGGTGCTGGCGTTTATACATTCCCAAATAGAGCAGCAGATACTCTAATAGGATTTGCTGACTATACTGCGAAAGGAGTTATCCTTGTTGGTACAGGGGTAGGTACCTTCACCCCTTTGACCGTCGGAACAGATAATTTTGTTTTAACTGCAGACTCTGCTCAAACTTCAGGTGTTAAATGGGCCGCTTCATCAGGAGGAAGTGGTGGCGTTACCTCTTGGGTAGACGTTACAGGTACTTCTCAAGCGATTGCTGTTAATACGGGCTATATTGCTGATAATGCCTCTTTATGCACCTTGACTCTACCAAGCACAGCAGCACAAGGAACAATTTTCAGGATTGCTGGAAATGGTGCAGGGGGTTGGTTATTGGCACAGAATGCATCTCAAACAGTTAAATTTGGGAACGTAGCAACAACTGCTGGAGTTGGTGGAAGTCTAGCCTCGACAGATGCTGGAGATGCTTTAGAGTGCCTTTGCGTAGTTGCCAATACGACATGGAGAGTTCTAAGTTCAGTCGGAAACTTGACCGTCGTTTAAATTCGTTGTATCGGCGCCGCATTAAATGGATTCAATGCTGAAGCCGGCGGCTCTGTTTGAAATATTTTAAAGGAGAAATTGATGAGTAGTAGATATGCAGTTATAGATCAAAATAATTTAGTTACCAATGTCATTATGTGGGATGGAGCGACTCAATGGAAACCGCCAGCAGGTTACGTGGTAAAAGAAACTCAGGAAGCTGCAATAGGAGATATTTGGATGGAAGCCTTACAGGATTATGTAAGACCTCTTTCTATTATGAAACCTCCAGAGGATGATACCAGCAAAGCTGAGAGAGAAGCCGCCTATAATGCTGCTAAAGCACTGTTAGCAGCCAGCATTTTGTCTGTAAATTTACAAGGAGCGTTAGAATCATTCTAGCGAGGAAGGAGTGCACATGGCCATAAATAATGCTATAAACGGTTCAATTAAGATCACTACTTATACTTCTAGTTCTGGAACATGGACAAAGGACTCTCGTACGAAGTGGATAGAAGTGTTTTTATGGGGAGGTGGTGGCGGTGGAGCTTCCGGAAGAAAAGGAACTAGCGCTTCATCTTCCGGAGGAGGCGGTGGTGGTTCTGGTGGCTCAGGATATTTTGCAGCTCCTTCTTCATTTTTTGGATCAACAGAGTCTTATACAATAGGAGCTAGCGCTGGTGGGGCAGTAGCCCAAACCGTAGATGCGACAAATGGTAATAATGGAACGGCCGGAGGTAATACAACATTTGGAAATATGATTGCTGTTGGTGGAACTGCGGGCCAAGGCGGAGGAACTTCATCAGGGATCAATGGTGTAGGTGGAGGATTAAACACTTCATATGCTATTTCCTCTGTTGTAACTAATCCTGGTGGTTCTGGAAGAAATACAACAGGAGATACCACAGCAGCAGTAATTACTTTTTCACCTACAGGAGGTGGCGGCGGGGGTGGCGGTGATACTGTTACTGCAAGATCTGGAGGATCTGGCGGGGCAATTAATAATTCAAATGGTGTTACTTATGTAGCCGGCGGAACCGCTGGAATAGAAACAGGCACCCTAAATGGTGGTAATGGAAATCCTTCTGTGAATAGCGGTGGGTTAGTTTGTGGTGGTTCTGCTGGCGGTGGCGGAGGTGGAGCAAAAGCTGGAGCGACAGGTGGAACTGGCGGAAATGGAGGCAATCCTGGAGGTGCTGGTGGTGGCGGAGGCGGTGGA